ATTCGTATTATCTGCACTCAGATCACCTAAATTCAAGACATTTGTCGTTGAATTATTAGAAAAGCTAGTAGAGCAGAGTGATAATGAGCTTGATGATAAAGCTCTAGCAATCGTCAAAAAAGGATTAGGACTTTAAATGGCAAACGTCAGTTTAAAAATAGGCAAACACAAAAGTCGTACTGGCGGACTCACCAAAGCTGGTAGAGAAAAATACAACAGAGCTACAGGCTCTAACCTAAAAGCACCACAACCCGGTGGTGGTCCAAGGAAAAAATCTTTCTGCGCTCGCATGTCGGGTGTTAAAGGACCAATGAAAAAACCAAACGGCAAGCCTACTCGTAAGGCACTTGCCCTTCGCAAATGGAAATGTTAATTATGCCAATGGGAAAAGGAACCTACGGTTCACAAGTCGGAAGACCAAAGAAAAAGAAACGTCCATCTGAAATGATGCCACAATCTTTTCCAAAACCTAAAGCTAAAAAAGCTGAAGCACCTAAAGCCAGAACAGGTTCATTCCCTACTGGTAGACTAAAAGTAAACATGAAAAAAATGCCTCCTGCTGTGCAAAAAAGGTTAATGGAAGCAATGAGGAAAAAAAAATAATGGCTAAAACTATTGACATGGATGGCTCACAGTCTGGTTCTATTTCTGACAGACAAGAAAAAAAGAAAAAAAAGCCAACTCTTTGGGAAAGTATGAAAAATGACGTTATGAAAGGTAAGACCCAAAAGAAAAAAGCCAAAACAATTCAAGACATTTTAAAGGGAATATAATGGCTAAACGCGGACTCTATGCCAACATCCACGCCAAGAAAAAGCGCATTGCTGCTGGTTCTGGTGAAAAAATGAGAAAACCCGGAGCTAAAGGTGCTCCTACTAAAGCTAACTTTAAGCGTGCTGCTAAGACAGCTAAAAAACGATGAAAAAAAAACTTAGTGCAAGCGAAAGACTTAAAATTCAAAACAGACAACATTATAACTCTTTATCTGACAAACAAAAAAAGCAGATAGATAAAATAAAACAAGACAGTTTTATGAAACAAACTGCTGAAGCTCACAAAAATAAAAGTTATAGTACAGGTCCAAAAATGAAAACTCCTGTCAACAACAAAAAGGCAGTTACTTTAAAACAAAAAGCAGTAACTCTTAAATATAAAGCTGTTAAAAAAAAGAAAAAATAATGGCTAACAACATCTTAAAAATCAAAACAATAAGAATACCTGATTATGTCAAAGGACTTGACCCCGGAAGATATAAAAATAAATCCGATATTATAAGGATTGAAAAAAGAGTTAAGCTTAAAAAGAAAAAGAAAAAAAGGACAGCATGAAAAAAAAAGCAACCGAAGATCAATTTAACGAGTTGCATAATCTAGTTACTAAACAGTTTTTGAGTCGTATTAAAGACGGCTCAGCAACTACACAAGATTTAAAAGCAGCTTGTGATTGGTTAAAAGCTAATGATATTAGCGGAGTTGCTTATGATGGAAACCCTCTATCTAAACTTGCAAAGGTTATGCCCACTGTTGATCCAGAATTAGTACAGGCGAAACTCTATGGCAGAAACAGCTAAATACTACAGATCCAACCCAAAAGCTAAAGCTGTCAGGCTTAAGCAACAAAAAAAGTACAACAAAACAAAGAAGGGATTAGCCCTACGTGTCAATGCAAATCGACTTAATAGACAACTTGGTACCTACGGAAATGGTGATGGGCTCGACGCTGCTCACTATAAGGGGAGTACTACCAAAGGAAGACTCCAAAAGAAATCCACTAATAGAAAAAGCCGACTCAAAATACGTAGATGACCCCTCTACTACCTAGTCCTAAACATTACTTACACAATTTAATAACCATGACAAGTTCAGATTCTAAACGGCTCTGGAGAAGAGCTATTAAACAGCACTTTAAATGTCAATGTGTTTATTGCGGAGAAACTTATGAAGAACAAGAACTTACACTCGACCACGTCATACCTCTTAGCAGAGGTGGAGAAACTCTTACGAAAAATATCGTATGTGCCTGTCGAAAATGTAACCAAGACAAAGGTAGTAGAAACTGGCTAGAATGGATGCGTAAAGTATTCGGCTTCCAGCCAATTAGAGAATTAATTATTCATCAACATATAAATTAAAATGCCAAGAGGAAGTTCCACAGCTGGAGAGAAGCTTAAAGTAAGAAACGCTAAAATTATTGCAGACAGAAAAAAACGTTTAGCTAATTTACAAGCAAAACATAAAAATGCTTCTGGTCCAGACAAAGTAAGACTAGCAAGGTCTATAACTGCATTAAAAAACCAGTTAGGTATAACACCACCAAAAGGTCCATATACAGGACCTAAGATTAAACATGGTGATACAAGAGGTCATGGTAGAAAAAAACGGTATTACAACTCAAGTACTAAAAAATTCCAAAAATCCAATCCAATAACAGACTCAAAAAAAGAAGCGTTAGAAAAAGATAGGATTAAAAAAAATAAAGAAGCTGAAGAAAAGATAGCTAAAATTAAAAAACAAAAACAACAAGACAAGATAACAGGTATTAAAAGATTTGCGGATATTCGTGGGGATAATCCAAAACCTAAACCTGTAAATAATAACTCACAACAAAATCAAAACCCTACAACAGAAAATAAAAATAAATCATCTTATACACCATTAGAAGATGATAATAATGCAGCAGATAGAAAAGAAGAAGCAAACTTTAGAAGTAGCTCAAGTGTAGAAAAAGCAAAAGATAAAGCAGATCCTCTACGTAAGTACAGAAGAGGTGAAGGTACAGGTAGAAAAGAAACACGTATTACTAAAAAGCTTAAAAAAGCTGGATTTACTTCAGATCGTTTAGCTAAACTTAGAAAGAAAAACGCTGAGTTTCAGGCAGCTAAAAAAGGCGGAAAAGCAGCAATGAAAAAATACAGAGAAAAGTATCCTAAGAGAGGCTAATGGCTAATCCAATGAATGAAGCATTTAGTCAATTACTAGGTGCTTTAAAAAAAGGTGATGGTAAAATACCTAATAAATTAAAGATAGGTGAGCAAGGACCAGTAACCGGTGCTCAGCATACTATTAATCAGATAAATGCTCAAGATTGGACTTATACAGATGACGGTGCTTTAATTCTTAATAACGCTGACAAGAAAGACTACTATCGAATGGTAGTCGGAGCAGGCGGTAGTAGAACTAAAACAGATAACCTTCTTAGAGATGACGTAAATTTATTTAATACCCAACAGTCAATTAGTAGAGTTAACTTAATGGGTGAACCTAGAGTTGGTAAGCCAAAAGTAGGTGCCGATAGGATAACTAAATTAAGTCAAGTTGGTTTAAATAGAGAAGGCGCATATCAACAGTCTTTAGCTAGAGGTGAAGCATGGAGAAGTATGCCTCATATAGAAGGTACTCCTAATAACCGAAAAGCAATAGCTGACATGAAAAGGTTAGGCGAAATGTTTCCTGACAGATTTCAATATACTCACGACAATTTTATTAAGTGGTCTGAATGGAATAAAAATGGTCTTGACGAAATAGACAGACAAATTAGATTAGCTAATCAAGAAGCAATAGATTTAGGAACTATAGACCCTAAAACTGGAAAAATTGCTGTATATACAAAAGGTCATGGTAAATCTGCTTCAAAAGGTGGTCCTATGACTGCTAGAAACCTTTGGAAAGAGTTAAGTTCTGACAACTACGGTAGACAGAATAAAGCCGATGCACCTCAAGAGTTTTTTGAAGCTTTAGGTATTGATACAAGTTATTATGATTCTATGGCTAAGTTTTTTGGTTTAGTACCAAAAACAGAACAAGAAATGCTTATGACTGATGATGACATTATACAATCTTTGGCTACCTTTGAATGGAAAACAGTCTACGAGAGGCGTAGGTCGTCCCTAGATAAGCGTAGACAACCTAACTAACCCAAACATACATGACAGACGTTTTAACGTCCTTACAGAGCGATTTCAAGCTATTTCTACAGGCATTGTGGGACCAGCTTGATCTCCCTTCTCCTACGAGGGCACAATATGCTATTGCAGATTACTTGCAGAGTGGTCCCAAGCGACTACAAATACAGGCATTTAGGGGAGTTGGCAAGAGCTGGATTACTGGTGCTTTTGTTTTATGGACTCTATTT